CAGCTTCGATATCTGGTGCTATAGTAACAATCTTAATATGTCCTAATTCATCTTGAAAAGAGATCTCTGGATTATTTTTGTATTGATCAATAACCCATTGAGCATTCTTCTTTTTTGCAATTTGAACAAATCTTCTGAATGTTAATATTTCGTTCATTTCTAGTGATAGAAATAAAGTATCTTTTTTAGCTTTTGCTACAATGTTCTGAACAAAAGCTGATTTACCCATTCCTGTATCACCACTACAAATTACTAATTCACCTGGTTTAAATACAAAACTGTTACAGTTAAATATATCTTTCAGATCTATAGACTTCTTAGTCATATCATTTTCTATGTATGCTTTGAAGTAATCTTCAAGTGCCATAACATCTTTAATGTCCATCATGTAATCTTTTCTTTTAAAGTGAATACATTTTGGATCACAGTATTCTGCCATAATAACATCTTGACAACCATACATATAGTTTTCTTCATATATATTGCTAACTGTTCTAGTTACTTCATCTGGATCGAGTTGTCCATTAGCCCAATTTATCATACCTTGTAAGGTTACAAGATAGGGAATACCTGCTCTCTTGTAAGAACTTGACATACGCATTATCTTTGTATTTCTGGAACCTTGTGTAGGTCCTTCATTAAAGATATGTTGTACGCAAGTAACAACAGATGTAGTATCCCCTGTCTTGTTCGTATTGGATTGAACAACCGATGGTGAAGTAATTATGTACTTTTGTAAATAAGGTTCTACCTCTTTATTGGTATTTAAAGTATTGTAGAATCCTTCTTTTGATTTTGCAAAATTAGTATAACTTCTTTTAGAAGTTGCTATTTTACAAACATCACTATATGATAAGTCCCATATGTATTGTATTGGTATGAATACTTTATACAACTTACTTTTTGGATTTAATGACCACTTGGATCTAATGATTCTAGTTTTGTCATATATATTATCTCCAAAAGTAAAGTATTCTTTCATTGTAGCTTTAACTTTAGTATGAAGATTTTTACTTGGTTGAAAACCAAATACATTTTGTAGTTCAATGTGATAACCATTTCCACTAAACCACAAATTAATATCTTCTTGCCTAACGTCAAAGTCAAACAACTCATTCAAGCAATATCTAACATATTCTTGGAACTTATCATCGTTGTGATCTGATTTGTCTATATCTATAGTAATAGTATCTACGTAAGCTAAACCGTCAAAACCTTTAACTGTTTTGTTAGTTAATACATAGTCACCAAAGGTTGAGTCAAATGAATAGTATGATCGGTACATTTCTTTACCAAAACTATTCTTTTCTTCAATCTTGTTATAGACATCTAATGTAGCTACTTTATTTCTATTTGATAGACTACCTTGGATCACTTCGATTACAGTGTTTCTATTTTCCATCCTTTTACCTTACCATTCGTATTGTGTTGTATTTCAGTTAAACTAATACCATGTTTATCTAATACATTACTTTCACGTATCTTTCTAAATGTCCTAGAATAAGAACTTGCAGTATGTACCTTACCTGTTGTAAGTCTTCCATAAACTGGTATTGCTTCTTCAAATTCATAACTATAGAAGTTAGCATTGGATCTAACACGACTTTTGATCCAGTTAACTACTATTTCTTCCATAGTCATTAGAATGGTAAGTCATCAGATTCAACTTTATCACCTGCATCATTATTGATTAATGTGTCCATGACATCTTGTTCCATCTGTGACGGTTTCTTATAGTCTTTTGGATAACCTTTCTCAACTTGTTTCATAAACAACTTTTCAAGATCATCTTTTTTGTTAAGACTAGATACAACACCCCATGTATTTCTCTTATATTTTCCTGTGGAACTATAAGTAATACATGCTATTTCCTTATCAACTAAAGCTTCTAAAGATTTAGGTGATAAAGTACCATTGTCAGAAACATTTAAGTCTGCTCCTGCAGCTAGGTATAAGGTATTAAGATCTGCTGGAAATGCCATATCTACAACAACACCATTAGTATCTTTATCAAAGTTCTGATTAACAAAGCATGTATACGTATAGCTGTTATCTTTGTCTTCTAATGATAATTTAATACTAAGATCAGTGTATTGACTTTCCATTACTTCAGCGTCAGTAATTTTACACTCATTAACGAAATAGTTTCTAAGTGTTGTTCCTGATGCTACTTTTGTACCTGTAATTGCCATATTATTGTTCTCCTGTTAGTGGATCTTCACTATCAGCTGCTTCCATATTGTCCATAGCATGATCCAAATTACGTTCTCTAGCAGCTTCTTCATATTGTGTATTCAATTTTTCTAAATACTGTTTGAAGTTTTGTAAACATTTTGACATGTCTATAGTTCCTTCTTCTAGTATAGGTAAATTGTACAATATAAAGTGGCCTTGACTGTTTACAAAGTTTTCAATGTCTCCTGGCTCTGCAGTTACATTGTATCTTTCAACAGATTCTTTATTTACTTCCATCTGCAACCTCCTCAACTGGTGCTGGGATAGACTTTGTAAAGAAATCCATAGTCTTATTGTATCTTACTTTAGTATCGTAAAATCCAGCAGATCTTCTGTCTCTGTATGTTTTGAAATGTTCTTCACCGATATATGGCTTAACTTTCCTAGATAATGTATCTAACTTATCTAACATATCTACAGTTACAGCTGATTTCTTTTGTGCTGCTTTTGCATTTTCTACTTCTTCTTTAGAAGCAATTGCAAAGTCACCACCAAATCCTGCAAATGCAAGAGCTCTTCCAACTGCAGATGTTTCACAATTTTCTAGAGCTGATGTTTTGTTTACAAATCCAGTATTATCACGTTCGGCTGCATAGCCTGTGTAATAAATTTCTGGTTCTTGTAATGGGTTTGGGACCACCGTTGCTTTAACAACATATTCATTGCATTGTTCTCCGCTTGGTGTGTCTGTTATAGAACTTACTGAGACTAATTCAGTTTGAATTGTAGATCCTGGATAATCTGATAAGAATCCAGCTAATCTATCTTTTACTTCAGTATATTCTTTACCTTTAAACTTCATATTCTTGTCCTTTTATTTTAACTATTAGTATTGATAATTAAAAGCACTTAACTGATCCTCTCAAACCTAGGTTAAAAGCTAGGCTATACTTGAATTTCAATTAAGTACTTCTAATTATATGCACTATATTAACCAATATAGCTTAATATACAAAAGTAATACCAATAATGCAAATATTATTTTTCTGCTTTAGAAAGCGGAACTAATTCCGTTTCTTCAAAATTACAATATTCACATATTGCTATCATTTCGTAATCATTGTCTATGTATGTGCTGCCATCATTTGGATTTATAAACTGTTGTATATAAACTCCTGGAGATATGCAGTTACTACATACTAAGGTATCATCGTCATTCTCATAGAATAAGTCAGTATTTTTAATTAGTTTTATGTTATCAACTAATTTTTTTCTATCATCTTGTGATAAGTCTAATTTCCTATCATCCAATATATTTGATAGTGTTCTAAGTATATCTACATATAAAGCTTCAACTTTATATGCTACAACAAGCTTAATAAGAACATAAAACATGTGATCTTCCTCACCATTAAAGTGATTCTTTTCATCGTGCCACATGTAATCTAATATTTTATGTATTTGATTTGTGACTTCAGTAGTATATTTCATATTAACCTGCTTCCTGTTGTAGCTTTTGAACTTTTAACTTATCACCTTCTTCCTTAGCTTTAAGTATCTCTGATCTCTTTTGGTGTTCAATTGCTACAAATTCTACTACAATAGATAGTTTATTGATATCTAACTCACCTGAATAACTAACTTTTACCAAGAAACCTAAGTCTCTTAATTTATTAACTGATTCAGATACTTCTTTTTGTAGTTCTAAGATTTTATTATCACTCATTTGTTTCTCCTAAATGTGGGGCGGTAGTAGTAATGGATATAGTAGATCGTAGTGAAGAGTATAAGCACTACCACCGCCACCTATATTATTGATTATCCACAACTCCAGATCTTCTCATTGTAAGACTTGGAAAGTGAAATGATAACTCTTTATAGTAAACACTATTAGTAAGTAATTTCTTTATAGTGTCTGAAATAAAGCTACCAGACATGTTACTGCAATAACTTGTTGCTTTTGCATTACATGGTTCTGGATCACCTTGTTCGTCACTATACCAGTGTTTAATATAAGCATTTAAAGTAGGACTTGCAAGAACTACTTGGTGATAATGCTCTGCTCCCATTCTACCATCTATTACAAAAGCTGGTCTATCTGAGTGCAATATTATCTCCATAGCTTCTTTTCTTGAAGCCATTGAGTCAAATCCTAATACAACTACATCGTTAGTAGCTGAGTTTCTAGGTCTCCAGTCATTTACATTAAATCTATTATTGAATGTATTTACTGCACAATCTGGATTTATCTTCTTTAGCTGCTCTCTTAAAGCTTCTACTTTTAACTTGTTAAGATCTTCACGAGTATATTGCGATACTCCTATATTCTCAGTGCCAACTGTATCCATATCATACAGAACAAGATTATTAGCACCCATTCTTACTAGCTGAGTAGCAGCAGCACTACCTATTGCTCCACATCCTAGTATATGGTAAGTATACTTATCATAGTTATTAACTAATCCTTCGTATCTTTCTCTCATTTTTTGTTCCTCCTATACTTTAGAAACTGTTTGTATTCTTTGTGAAATTGCATTATCCAGGGTAATCTCCTGTAGACTCTAGGGTTCCATCCTTCAAAGTACCACCATCCATTTCCTGTTTCTTTATGAATGGCCTTTCTAGCTTCAGCTTCTGCTTTCTTAGTCTTGAAAGGCCACTCTTTGGATTTGTACTTTTTGATAGGATTACCATTATGGTCGTATGATTCTCCTTTCATAGTTAATTACCCCACAAATTAAGTTGTTTTTTAACTACAGTAATTAAGGTAGCAGCATTAAATCCATCTTTATTTGTTGATGCTAATTTGTCTATCTCTCTTTTTGTAGTTTCTTTTACTCTTAATTCACTTCTGTTTCCTTCTAGTTCTTCATTTAATGCAGTAATTCTCTCATTAAACTCTTTATACTTGATAGTTTCACAGTAGTAATCAGTAAGCATGTCATCAAGAACAGATTCTAACTGTGTATATTCCTGATCCATTTCATTCACTTGATTCCAGTAATTATTATTGCTATAATAATAGTTACTTGGAATTATTGGTTTATGCTTACTAGCTATTTTTACAGTAGGTATATCAGAACATAATTTCTTATATTCTTTAACTATACTTTTAGGTATTTTCTTTTCTGGCCTTATAATATCTATAGTTAAGTCTTGGTGTGCCTCTATTGGTTGCCAAATATTAACTCTAAATAGATATTCTTCTTTCAGGTTAACTACTAACGACATACTGACACTACCAGTTTTAGTAGTGTCAATAGTTGCTAGGTCGGTACCTGACCAGAAAGCTGCCATAGTATGATGACTATGCCACCATACAAATACTATATCTTTACCAGCATGCTTTATTGCTGTTTTAGAATAGTATTTTGCTAAGGCTTCTTTATCAAGTATAGTGTTACTACCACTAACTTGTTGTTTAAGGATAACTGGTTCAGACAATACAAAGTCACCATCATTGTTCTTAGATGCTATTAACATACCACCTATTTCTGACTGATCTTCTTCCCATGCCACTTTGGCATACATTATTATCTTGTCCCAGTCTTGACTATCCATTTTGAACTTACTCATCGGTTGTTTCTCCTTCTTATGTGTGCAGACCATTCTGCTCTACCTTCTTCCGTGGTAAAGTCAAATGAACTGCTATTTGCTTCATCCTCAGCAACTCTTTCTGATATTATATTATCAAGGAAATCAGCTACTGTTTCTTCTGTATCTACATGCACTTCCTCAGGTTCATGCACAGCTTCGTTAATTTCTTCTCTTTGCATTTGAGATATTACTCTAGCACAAAGATCGTAAAGAAACATTTCAAGAGGGTATTCACCTTCTGACATACTTTCTTCATACTTAGTTACGAAGTGGTAGTTTTGAGGATCTTTGCTTGCTTTTATTTCAAGATATGTATCTGTAAATACTTTATACATATCTATTACTGACAATGTATAATCTGATTCATATCTATAAGCTGAATGGTAATTTCTAAGTATAGGCCTTGATTCTGGGTTAGCAGCCTCTCTTAGCATCTTTCCATATGTATTTTCTTCAGATTGTAGAATTGCAGTGTCTTCTAGCTCCTCGATATCACGATTGACCTGGTATTGTGTATTTTTCCAGTTTTCAACTTTTTCTGATTGATATTCGAAACTTAATGTCTCCTGAATTACTTCTTTGATAAAGTATTCATCAAAGTTTTCTGATCCTGTATGTATTACATTATCTAAATCAGGTGCATTACTATCTCTTCTACTTCTACCGTATCCTCTATATCTACTGCCCATGTGATCAGGCTTTTTAGATCTAAAGTATCTGAATGCTGCTTGTATTTTGTTGACATACTCACTTATATGTTGAAAATAGTATCTATCATCAGATTTAAGAAGTGCGATACTTGTTAAATCAAAGTTAACTGATCTACAATCTTCTACAAAGTCAAAGTATCCAAATGGTCTGCTAATCTTTTGACCTAGACCATTTCTTAGTAGTAACTGACCAGCAGCCCAGTCAGTACTTCCTCTCTTTTCTCCCATACCTTCAGAATCTGGAGGTAGTGTTAGTATACAGTTGTTTAGAGAGTTTAGTGGATTTGTTCTGTCATTGTAGTAGTCCATCCACTTTGTTAAGAGAATTCCTAAGCCAGTAAAGTTACCTTTTCTACCAGCCTGATAGATATCATTCTGAAGGTTACCAAAGCAACAAGCTTTTGGCATAGAGTGAGTAAACTGCCACTCTCTGTCATAATTTCTATCTCCATTTTGAGTGAAATGTTTCTTAAGTTCACCCTCTCTTATCATACCTTCTTTCTCTTTTCCAAACATGTCCTTAAACAATTTACTGAAGAATTTCTTCTGAGTAAGTACTCCCCAGCCAGATTGTCCAGTTCTACTTGTTCTGTTAATGAATGGAAAGAAGGTTCCGTCATTATGTCCGTGATATATTCCTGATACATCAAATCCTGACATACTGTGGTAGCTACCTTCTTCAAAGTCGTAATTGCTGTATCCAGGGTCTTCTAATTCACTTCGATACATTCTTTGTTGAGGGTCACCACCTAACCAAGTTATTGATCTATCTCCCAACATAAGTGGTAGATTACTATGATGATCCTGTCTATTTAGCATTTCATGTAACCATTCTTTTCTACTTTCATATGGTTCTGGCTTATTATCTTCCATTGGACCATATTTACAAAAGCTATTTTTAGAACTGTCATATTCTTGCCAAATACCATACCAGTCGTCTATCCATCTTTGTACTAGTGATGTTAAGTGATATCTAAATAATACTGTTACAGGTTCTGTATCTATATCACCTATATATTCACTATCATTTGTATGGTATTTTATTGTTGGATTATGAAAATGAACTGCTACAATAAACTCTTTATGTAAATTTCTATACATATCTAGTGCTTCTATGTAAGGTTCATCTATTTTGTATCTGTTTCCGTTGTAAGTCATTCTTGATTCTGATGTTGATTCAGATCTTTGTATTCCTTGCAAACTAACAAAGTATGGATGTATGCTAATATTTTCTGAATTTTTATACATTTCAATTCCAGAATCTACATTATTAAAGAACCATTCTAGTGCTTCATCTAGAAAGTTTTCCATTCTTTTTCTTTCAGACTCATCTGTTAAGTTGTTTTTACCAACACTTTTAATTTGCTTTAATGACGTCTCTATTGAATCTAAGTCATTTTGTGCTCTCATCCATTGTCTTCTAGTTGACTTTGGTCTTCTAACAAACTTAAGTCCAATAGCACCACCTTTATTGAATTGTAGTAATCTATCAACAAACAATTGTTCTATTGTATTGACAGTTCCTCTTTGCCAATTAAGTTTATTAGTTAGTCCTATATCTTCTAAAGGACTAAGCACTGATCTATTATTGTTAAGATATCTTGGTCGTATCCAGTCATTATTGAATTGTTCTATCTTTTCCATTAACATTTTAAGTGGACCATCTAGAACTACCTTAGATATCATTGCACCTGACATGTGATCAGATGATTTGCTTGGTTTATATTCTTCTATATCCAAACTTCTTCTTCCATATGTGTGTTCTAAGTTCATATGTTGTTACTCCTACATTAGTTTTTTATTGGTTAATATTAGAGACTACATAGTAGAAAGCAATGCCCCTATATGCTTCCTACTATAGTCTCTTTACTGATCTAGCGTGGCTGAAACCTAACCGCTATTAAATTGACAACAGTTCCTGGTAGTATCTTACGAGTCCACCAGTTTTGTTCTCATTTACGAAAGTGATATACAATGTGCCATCAGCGTTTTCGTAGTCAGTAAAACTTTTTGCTTCGTCAAGAGCTTGTGTCTCTCCTACGTATGTTACAGCATCACTGACATTTGTGTGTCCTGCTTCTGATAAGTGACTTCTTAGAGTTCTAAGATTCACTACTTCAGAAGGAACATCTAATGATGTAAAGTGCTGAGCACCTGGCATCATTACCTTTAAAACAACAGAATTTTCACTCATTGGTTGTTTCTCCTATAGTTAGTCGTTGTTGTTGAACTTTATAAGATACTGCAAGAGTAAAGGCACTAAATAACAACGAATTTAGTTCTCTTTTTAGCAAGTCTCTTATAACTATCTCCTTATCAGACAATATAGTTGCTGTTAAGTAGACTAACAAATCTAGTAGCTCATCTATTGCTTCTTCTAGATTGTCTCTTGAATGTTCTTCACATTCTTCTTTAGTAATTGGTACTTCTGCTAAATAGCTAGACTTACCAACTTCTAATCTTTTTTCAATTCTTTTTGATATCCATCTAATCATATTATTTAAATTAGTAGGATAATCTTTCTCTTCTAGTTCAACTAGTAGAGTATTGTTTTCAAGGGTAAATATGTTTTTCCATATCTCTCTTGTATCATAATTATTACATAAACTAAACATTTTTCTGTTTAAGTGAAGTAATATTCTATCGTTATTCATTAGTTTCTCCTCTTTCATTTGAAATATCTCATCTGCATAATCTTCCATGGTAAAGCTCATTTGTTACTCCTTGGTTAATGCAATAGGTAGAACATTTCTGAACTACCTATTGCTTTGCTATCAGTGTAATAGAAGATAACAACTAACGATATCTTTCATAACTGTCTGTTACTCTATCTTCAAAAGATATTAATTCGTTTAACTCATTATTCTCTTTAGATAAGTCAGTCACTAGGCTGATTAGTGCTTTTTTAGACAATTTATGTATATTGTTAGTTTGCTTTCTTCTAAATAATAGTCAATTTAATGTTCTCATTTGACTATTCCTCCTTTGTCAGTCAACTCAAAATACTTTCTTCTTGGTATTAAGTAACATTTCTGATCCTTGTCAACTATTAACTTTACTAGAAAGTCATAGTTTGTTGTTACGTGAAGGTATCTGAGAAAACTACTGTCTAATTCAATCCAACACTTATCCATTCTATATCTCTCGTAATTAACATGGTAAAGGTATTTAATTAACTCTCTTGGTATTTCGTAGTCAACATCTACACCTTTTAAGTATTTTTTGAATGTGGTTAAACTACCTCGTAATCCAATAGTTGAATCGTAAGATAGTATTGCTTCTAATATGTTCATTGTTTTCTCCTTGATAGTATAGTAGAACAATAGTGACAATGATAGTATCACTCAACACTAACTTTAAACCTCACTATGTGAGGAAGGAAAGGCACTATTGTTAAACTATACTTTCTTTTCTTAATACTAGCTCAGTAGCAAATTGTCGTCATAGATGACCTATCTCTACAGATACGTGCTATAGATGCATAGCTGAATACAAAACATGAAAAGAATTAAGGTATCTGTATTAACAATAGGGACTTGTATTGTTACTGAGCTAAAACTTTTTATTAAGTATAAGTGTTCAGTATTTTTACATACTAAACACTATACTTAATGTGTCCGTGTGAGATTTGAGTATACTCACAATGCTGTTGATTTAGTTGCCAGGAATCTGTCCTGGATTAGCACATAGTCATACCATAACTGGCATACTCAAACAAGTTTGATAGTGTCTCCACTCTTGTCCATTGTATTAATCTTACTACACAGCAAGGCTCGACATACTTTGACCTTGTGTTCTGTGCATTTGCTAATGATAACCTACTCGTTATCTCTAGTGTGCAGCATTCGGTTGTTACTAACTCTCGTTAGCTTTCAACATGCTATTTGACATGTTGGTAGTCTATCGACAACTGTAACCAGCCTGATGTGGGTTAATTCACATTGTACAGGCTTACGAACTTAAGTAACAAGATAGCTAATCTTATTACTTAATTCTTGTAATTATTTAAAATACATAGTAGTAAGTAAGTAGAAAATAGGGTAAACTGAATGATAACTCGAACTGTTTTGAAACTACTCACCTACTACTTGTATTTGAGGTAATAAATACAAAGTAGCCAAATGGGCTGTGATCTAGATGGCTACAATGTATTGATTAAGCAACTAACTAATAATTTTGTTTACTTGCTTGATTAGTAGAATTCTATGAACTCTACCATTTTTAGTGCTTGCTTTTAGTATTTTGTGAAGTTGAGATGGTAATAAACTCTCTAACTTATTTACATCACAACAAAAGGTAGCACTTCTCCCTGCATAGTATTGTTGGTTAACAATCTCATCTATTACAGTGAGTAAATCTGATCTATTTAATAGCATAATCTTACCTCCGTAAGTTTGTACAACAAGTAGTGACTTGTTGGGTATTAGTTAAACTGCGGTGTTTTGATACTCTATCTGAACTGCTTAAAGTAGAAAAGGTAGCAAAATGCTACCCTTTCTACCAAAGTAACTGTTAGTTACTAGCCGCCGAAAGTAGGACCAGATGGCAACTTCTCTGACTTCTTGTAGTAGACGGCTACACACTCGTGTGTGCCGCTACCAAAGAACTTGTCAGTGAGTTTCTCCATATGCACACTACCTTGGTATTGTGCTTGGAGAGACTGCTTGGCTGTGTCCCTATCTTTGTCTGTTAGGACCGAAGATGGATCGTAAGCCATTACGACAACTCGCCAATCATTACTTCTGATTTCTTCAGGAGTAAGGTTGATGATGTCATCATCTGGCAACTCGACTTCATCTAAATTGAAGTCGAAAACTTTCAAAACGACTTTCACTGATAAGTCGTTTAGCGATTTGCTAAACTTTTTATCTGGTTCACTCATTTTTCAGTCTCCTTAATTGGTTAAAATAGTCAGGCTACAAAGCCTAAACCAAAGGTTTACTGACTATTTTCTTATTTAAGTATCTACTAACGTTTTAGGAAGTTTCAACTGAAAGTTGAATACAAACCTAAAACAAAGGGTAGTAGATACTTCATAAAAGACGTGCATACATTCTACTTGCATTTTTGAAAAAGGGGCATTATATTATAACATGTCTATTAAAAAACTAAAAAAATTTTTTGATATAAAATTAACATTGGATCAAGTTGTTAGAGAGGCTAGACGTTCTATAGACTATTCAACCCCCTTGACGAAGTTTAATAGGGAAAATGGATCGTGGGAGACTATAAAGATGGATTTTAACGATGAAGAGATGTTAACTGTAAAAGATCTGCATATAGCAGAAATGGAAGTATATTTAGTTATAGAAGCAATGAAAGAAAATTTATTAGATTTGAAAAGAAGTAATTTAGATTAACATACTTAAAGTATATAAGACACAAATATAAGATTTGTTAAGTATTATGCTTTAAGTATACAACATTAAAATGAGGATGTCAAGTAAAATATGATAAAAAAGAAAAATAAGCCAACATTGAAAGAACTAATCAAAGTATTAGGAATGGTCAGTATTCAGTTAGAACAGCTCCAACAGCACGTTTTTAAGGGAGATCAAGCTTTAGACGAATATATGAAGATGCAAGGCACAAAAGATAAGTTTATAAAATACTTAGAGGACAATTTTAAAGAAAAAAATGATCAAGATAAGCAGGAAGCTGAAGATAAACAATTATCAGCCGAAGACGTATAATATATATACGGAAGAAGAATTTAAGAATTTAAAGGTTAAATATGACCATTGGAGCAAATGTAGCCCAGGAGAATGGGGTGTAAGTGACGATGGTTATGTTTCAGAGTGTATATCACGTAATTTGTATGGAAAAAACATAGAAATGGTATTTCCTTATGGAAAACAGTTTTTATCTGAAACATCTAAATTATTGTTTGAACCACACTATGAAACAAAGAATTATGCTAGCATTTCAACTAAAACATATAATGAGATGGAAGCACAAAGAGATAGAGCTGAATTAGCAGTAGATACTTTTGTTAACTACAAATTAGCTGGAGAAGTTCCCGATTTTTATAAAATAGGGAAAATATATCGTCCAGATCAAGAGAATCCTGAAATTGCAGCTAAAAGGTTATTTAAGACAAAGGAAATAAAACAAATGGTTAGTGATAAGTTAAAAGATGTTTTAATAGAAAAAGACATAGATGAAGGCTATGTATTAGATGTGATCAAAGATGCTATCACTATTGCTACAGGAAAGGAAGATAGTAGTAATATGATAAAAGCAGCAGATAAGTTGTCAGAGTTCTTAGAAATGAAACCTAAGTCTAAAACACAGACAGATACACTAGAACTAGATATATCGCATCAAATAGCAGATTCATATGAAAAACAAACAAAGAAATTGAAGGCAACCAAAGTAAAGGAGCTTGAATCTGATGAAGAAGAAGTCAATCACAGTGCAATCAAAGAGTGAGAAGATCTTATTACTTTTTATAGCTACCTTGAAAGATGTAGCAAAAGATATGGGCTTAAAGGTGAAAATAAGTGAATAAACAAAAAATGTTATTAGAGATGCAACAGGATATGTTGTTGTTTGGTAGAATGGTAATGCCAAACATGTTTAGTGAGAATTCTCCACCCTTTCACTATGAAATTACTAAATACCTACAGGATGACGATATAAAACAATTAAATGTAATTGCTCCTCGTGGTCATGCTAAGAGTTCAGTAGTTGCTGGTGTTTACCCTTTATTCCATTTAATGTTTGATCAAGGTGTAAAAGTAATTGTATTAGTATCTAGAACACAACAACATGCTGTAAAGCTTTTAGGTACAATAAAAGATGTATTAGACTATTCACAAGAGTTTAGATACTTTTTTGGATATTGGGGGGCAAACTCTGCAAGAAAATGGACCAATACAGAAATAGAGCTAAAAGACGGTTCTGTTATTATTTGTAAGGGTACAGGTCAGCAGATAAGAGGAATCAAACACGGAAACCAACGTCCTACTCTGTTGATCCTTGATGACCCTGAAGATGAAAATAATACCAAAACTGCAGAAGCTATGGAATATAATCTCAGATGGTTATTGCAGAGTGGTGTCCCTTCTCTAGATCCTAAACGTGGAAAGATATGTGTTATTGGTACTCCCCAACACGAACGGTGTATGGTAGAAACACTAAAAGATATGAAGGGTTGGAAAAACTTTACATTTAAACCAGACCTGGAAAATAATTTTGCTTTATGGCCTGAGGTATGGCCAGTCGATAAATTAAAACAAAAGAAAGAAGAATTAGATAGTATTAATCGTCTTTCTGTGTTTTATAGGGAATATTTATGTGAAATCGTTGGAGATGAAGATGCTTTGTTCAGACAAGAGTTTATTCAGACATACGATGGATTTATAGAAAGAACAGAGGAAGGGTTGTCGAACCTTGTCCTGACGAAGCTTAATGGTGAGGAAGTAGACATTGTTCGACCTGTAAATGTGTTTACAGGCATCGACCCTGCTTCTAGCACTAAAAGTACTGCTGACTATTCAGTTATATTTAACTTGGCAGTAGATGAAGATAATAACAGATTTTGCTTACCATACTATAGAAAAAGAGCAACACCATTAGATTTAGCAGATGCTATTATACATAATTTTAAACAGTATAAAAGTCAAAGAACAAGGATTGAGGCTGTTGGATATCAGGAAATGTTAAGACAATATATTAAAGAACAATCTGAGCAACTGGGATTATTTATACCTGGATTAGAAATAAAAGAAAATCCTAGAACTAGAAAGTCTTTTAGATTAGAAAGTTTACAGCCATTGTTTGCAAATTATAAAGTTTTCATAAAAGAAGATCAACAAGCCTTGTTAGATGAGCTATTATTATACCCTAGAGGTAAACATGATGACTTGTTAGATGGGTTCTTTTATGCTAATAAAAATTGCTATAGACCCCATCATGAAGCTAAAAAAGTATATGAAGAGCCAGAATATATGCAATTTACTAAAAAAAGTTGGAAAACTCTGTAGAAAAGACTTGACAAGTCGATTATTTTTTAATAATTTATCAGTAAAATTCTAATGTTAGAAAAAGAAGTTAAAAAAAAATATAAGTTCACAATCAAAGATTTATTAAAAACTCTTGATGATTACGGAATTATACCTGAGGACTATATTGAGATAAAAAAAGATAATGCCGAAAAAACCGAAGAACATAGCAGAAAACAGATTTCAGAATCCACTAGATAAAGATTTTACTTTTGGATATAAAAGAGGTTCAATACAGGACGAAACAATGACTCCTGAGGTTAAAGAAAGCATTGAATTATTTGATGAATATAAAAGTTCTAGACAAATATGGGCTCAAGGATTTCAGGAAGCATTAGAATTTAGAGCTGGAGCACAGTGGTCTCACGAAGAAAAAGATATATTAGAATCACGTGGACAAGCACCAATAGTAGTAAATAGAATTCATCCTATTGTAGAAACTGCCAAATCTTTACTAACATATAACTCACCTCAATTTAGAGCTACTGCAAAAGAAGACTCTGATTCAAAAACAGCTAAAGTCTTTTCTGACTTATTTCAGCATATATGGCACTTTTCATCAGGTGATGAAGAATTGAAAAAAACTATTGATGATTACTATGTAGGAGGAATGGGAGTATTTCAAGTTTATCAAGATCCAGGAGTGGATAATGGTAAAGGAGAAGTTATGATAAAATCTATTAATCCTTTAGATGTTTATATTGATCCTAATTCAAAAGACCCATACGCTAGAGATGCTTCAAATATTATAGTTTGTAAGCATATGACAGATGAAGTTGCTTCAAATATTTATCCATCATTTATGGATATTATTGAAAATTCATCTCCAGCTGTAATGGACGATGATGACTATCCTGCTACTGACTTAGCTGCTACAGAAGGTCAGATGTTTTATTCAGATGATCAATCAAAAAAACATACAAAACGTAAATATATGGAAAGATATTCTAGGGTATCACATCCGTATTATCATGTTTATGAACCTTTTGCAAATGAAGAATTTATCTTTAATGAAGAAGAATACGGTGGTTATTTACAAAATTATTACTTTATTGTAAGAAAAGTAACTGGAGAAGAAGAGATAGTACATGATGATGCAGGTATAGCAATCCTTGCTCAACACATAGTAGATGTTGGACATGTATTTCACTTTAGATTACCAGATCCTAAATTTGATGAAATGGGAGCACCTATTCAGCAACAACCTGAAATAGTTCCAGGAGTAGAAAATTCAGATGGAATACCAGGATCTACTGTTCAATTAATTCCTATGTCTAAAGAAGAATTAATAGGAACAGGAAGAATTAAAGTAAACAATATATTAAAACCTTGCATAGAGCAAACAGTATCAGTTGGTCAATCACTTTTATACACAAGAGTGCTTCCAACAGATGATTATCCTATTATACCTATGATGAATGTTCACCATAGAAATCCTTATCCTGATTCAGACGTTAGGCTTTATAGACCTTTACAAGAATATATTAATAAGATACGTTCATTGATTATAGCTCATGCAAGTACAAGCACAAATGTAAAATTATTAATACCTAGAGGCTCAGCCGATCTTCGACAAATAGAGTCGGAGTGGAGTAAAGCTGGAACCAGTGTTATCGAGTTTGATGCTGAGCTAGGTGCACCGATCGTTGCTGGTCCAGTTCCTCTGCCTAATGAACTATATAAAAATGAAGCTGATGCTAAATATGATTTAGAATACGGCTTTGGTATTTTTGAACTAATGCAAGGAAGCACATCAAGTGCTCCTTCTACCTATAGAGGAACATTAGTTATTGATGAGTTTGGGCAGAGAAGAATTAAATCTCGTAGAGATGATATAGAAAACTTTTTAACTCAAGTTGCAAAAGTTGCAGTTCCATTAATGCAGCAATTATATACTGAAGAAAAAGTAATAAGATTATTACAGCCTAATGGCGAATTAGATGAACAAAGAATTAATTTTTATTCTGAAATGGAAGATGGAACAGTTAAAAGATTTCACGATGTTGGAGTAGGTAAATATGACATTCATATTGTATCAGGCTCTACATTACCAACAAATAGAATGGCATTATTACAAACTTATCAAGAAATGTATCAAGCTGGATTAATAGACCAAGTTGAAGTATTGAAGAAATCAGAACTTGTAGATGTTGAAGGAGTATTAAATAGAGCAGGACATATTCAAAGATTAGAACAAATGGTGCAAGGATTACAAGAAGAATTAAAGAAGGTCAAGGGAGATCTTCAAACTGCTGAACGTGAAGAAATACATGCTAAGAAACGTTTAGAAGTAGAAAAATTCAGTGGCGACTTAGATAAAATATCGAATCGTGCTGACGCAAGTGCTAGCTTAATGAAGGCTAGGCTTAATGATGCAAAAACAAATCTAATGAACTCTGTTACCCCTGAGGATACAACAAATGAAAACGACAATATGTTTAATGCGTTGACTGAGGATATGGAGAGTTAGAAAAGGAGAATAAAATGGCACAAGACAGAAACGAAATATTGGACGAAACACAGGGACAACAACCAGAACAATCGACTGCAAACGAGTCTGGCATACAAGAAGACATCTTTACTGAGATATTTGGAGGTCCTGCAGTAGAAGAGTTTGTTGCAACAGACACTTCTCAACAGCAGCCAGATAATCAGGAGGTGGCACCTTCGGATTCAGTTCCAGTGAATGAAGATCCAAGGAGTGACGATAGCCAATTTCAATATTGGCAAAGTCAAGCAGATAAAAGGCAAGCGGAAGTAGATCTTTTAAAAGAGCAAGTAGCTCAATTATCAGAACAAAAAATACAACCAGAAGCTCAAGTTCAAAAGGAAACAGAAGTATCAAAACCTGTTAAACCTAGAAAACCTGCTGGATTTAGTCATTCTGAAGCTCTAGATGATCCTGAGAGTGATTCTGCAAAGTATCTCTCTCAAAAAGATCAATACGTGGATGATTTAGCAGACTATATGGAACATACAGAAAATCAAAGACAACAGTCTGCAGTGATGCAAGAAAAAGAAAGGCAAGTAGCTCTTCGTAACCAACAAGTTATGAGTGATTTACAAACTAGACATTCTTACAGTGCTGCTGAAGCTGCTGATTTCATAGAAGTCATGAATGATCCAAGTTCTATGTCTTTAGACAATTTAGTGCAATTACATAAGATACGAAGAGGTGCAAGAACACAAGCTGGCGTAAGTCAAGCCCAAGTTCAAAGGCAAGCTCAAGTTCAACAAAAAGTTGCAGAAATGGATAATAGACAAAAAAACTTAACTGTTCCCCAGCCATTAGGGGTGCAATCTGGAGCTAGTGTGCAGTCATCAACAAAAGTGGAAGACCAAATGATGGATTCTATGATTCAAAATCATAAGAAAAGAAACCCATTTGGTTAATTTAATATAAACTAAAAAAGGGGAAATAACATGAGTAATGTTTATACCAGTACTATTACAGGTGTTAACAATGCTTCTAACGTCCAAGGTACATCTATCAATAATGATAGACGAATTTTTAACTTTGGCGATAGAGTTGCTGAATTAGCACCTGCTCAGTCTCCTTTCTTCACTTATTTGTCAATGGTTGCTAAAATACCTACAGACGATCCAGTGTTTAAGTTCTTAGAACAAAGACACCAGTGGCAACGTAGAAACTTCCAAATTGAAACAGCGGTTACTTCAGATGCCGCAGGAGCCGATCATACTGGCTTAGATATTGCTTCAGGGAAGAATCTATACGTTGATTGTAAATATGACAAATTCGGAAGAAGTGTGACAACACCAGTTGCTCCTGAGTTCTTACTTGCAGATCAAATCTTAGCTATCGAATGTGATTATGACGCAAACGCTAGTGGAGGAAATGATGCAGCAGAACCAGACGCAATTGCATATTATAAAGTAGGAGAGATCGAAAAAACAAGTTCAGCTAAAGTGAAAATCAAAACTGCAACTTTCTTAAAGTTAATGCTTAAACCAACTCGTACAGCAGATGGTGAAGAAGCAGCAACTAAAGGAGAGCAAGATCCAGCAGATGCATCTAAATTAATTTTTAGAGAAAATGCAGATGGTCAAGTAATTGGTTCAGCTTTTGCTGAGGGAACAAAAGACCCAGAGGGTTGGCACGATCAATTCTATAACAGAGAAGGATACTGTCAGATCTTTAAGACTGCAGTACCTCTATTCTCTGGAACTGCACTCGCTACTAGATATCGTGGTGTTTCAAATGAATACATGAGAGTGTATCAAGAAAAACTTATGGAACATAAGATGGATCTTGAACACGCTATGTTATTCGGTGTTGGAACAGACGACCTAGATACTGATGGCGGAGGCCCAATTCGTAGAACACATGGAATCGTACCTTACACTGAAATGAATGGTAAAGTGAAAACTTTTGCATATGGTTCAGCTAATTACGATCACTTCATTGACGCTATGGAAGATGTCTTTGCACCAGAATCTGGAAACAGTGGTGAAAAGCTAGTATTAGCTTCAAGAAAAGTACTATCTTGGTTGAATAAACTAGGTGGTTCTTCATTCTTAGGTAATACAATGAGTGCTAACAGTATGACAGGAAGTGGAATTGACATGCAGAACGTAGATGGCCAATTTGGTCACCTTGTGACACGTGTATCAACTCTATATGGTAATCTAAACTTTGTTTTAGAACCACTATTTAGAGGATTCCATGAAGATACAGCTATCATGATCGATTTAAATAATGTAGCATACCGTCCTTTAATGGGTAACGGTGTATCACGTGATACTCAGATCATTACTAACGTTCAAGACAGAGATGTTGACGGTAGAAAAGACATGATTCTTACAGAAGCAGGTCTTGAAATTCAATTACCAGAAACTCACACTGTATTGAAATTTAACGAGTAGTATTCGTTAACATATAACTGGGGGGAGACCTAGTTTCCCCCCTATATTAAAGGAGACAACGATGAGTTGGAAGAGAAAAATAGGACAAACAATTTTTGGGGCACCTAGACGTCCAGCTAGAGGAGTAAGATATACAAGCCCAAGAAGTTCATTAGATGAATTACAAAGTCAATCTGAAAAAATTAGAATGGCAAGAAGATCAGGGCAACCTATGGATAGTGCATGGTCTGAATTAGCACGTAGAAGACCTTCACGTAAATTTTCAGATTCAATGAGACCAGTTTATGGTCCAGGACTTGGAAAAGAAGCTAGAAATCCAGATATGGGTAAAAGAATTGGCGATCTTACAAGAGGTTCTAGAACAAAAACAAAAGAACTAGAATACTATCCTGCAGCAAAAACTGATTTGGTAAAAGCATATAGATCAGGAAGAAGTGCTAAAAGAGGTGAACCAGGATATATTGATGAAGTATTTGGCTTTAGTGACGATCCATATAAAGCTGGATATAAAGGCGATTGGAGTAATGACCCTCAATTAAAAGCTGTCACTGCTTATGAGAGGAACAAGACACTAGGAAATAGATTATATGATCCTAGAGTTGATTTTATTCCAAGCAAACGAAAAGGACGTAAGGTATAATGAGTTTTCTTACTGAAGTAGAAAGCATTACAGGAGCTTTAACTTCTGCTGAAAAAGATAATTTAAATCTTTATCTACCAGAAGGAGTTAGGTTTATTACTAGAGCATTATCTCAAAATGGTTCATTGGTGCATCAGTTTACTCAAGAGTCTGATGTAAATAATGGAAATGGATTTAGTTTAGACAATGTTATAAATATAACAGAAGTTGTTAGAAAAGACAATGATGGGACTAATTCTAAAAAACGAGAATGTCAAAGAGTAGCTAATAATAGAATA